ACGTCAGGCAGGAGAGTGCGGTATGTACGACACCGTCAACGACCTGTTCTACGGCAACGTGGCGTCAAGTGGGGTATTCTCCGTATCGGACGAATGATAACAAACATGGCTAACAAAAAACATAAATCACATGGCATTAAATTCGAGTGACACAAACGTCCCGGCGCTTGTGATAAACAAGTGCACGAAGGCGCAGTACGACTCCATGCCGAGCCATTCGCTCAGCGAGCTGTACCTTGTGCCGGAGGCTGACGACGCGCTCCGGACGGTGACGGCATCCGGCAGCGGCTACGTGACGCTCACGGCGGGCGCGAAGACCGGCGAGGAGGGGGCGATGACGCAGGCGCTGACCGCGTCGCTGACGGTGCAGGCCGTCTCCACCGCCGACGACACCCACATGGGGCTGGCGGAGGCGTCCGACGTCAGGGCCGCGCTTGAGAACGCGGGCATAGTATGGACTGAACTCTAAAACACGAAAATGGAAAGGATTAGGTACTATAACGTAGAGACGCTGTCCGACCTGTCGAAGGTGAAGTTCTCCGGGGACCCCGGCGACACCACCTACTTCACGTATTCCGACACCACGCTGCGCCAGGGTGCGCCCGACGTGGCGTGGCACGGCGTGTGCACCGTCGCCCCCGTGGGGCAGGTCTACTCCCACGGCAAGTTCTACTTCCCCGGCAGGTCCGGCTACTCCGGCACCGTGTACGGCGTGCAATGGGACACCACCGACCCGTCGCCCGAATGCTCGAGGATAGGCAACCTGTCGCTGCATGCGACGCTCCCCGTGCAGGCCAAGATGGTCGGCGGCACCATGGCGGACGACGGCACCTTCACGGAGTTCTCCAATCAGGGCGACTGGACGGGCGAGGTGCGCGACGGGAGCATAGGGCAGGTGATGGTCAGGATTCCGACGTTCTGGATTAAGTTCGAGACGTGGGGGGACGTGTACAAGGTCCTCATGTCCGCCGTGCCCGTAATCGGGTTCACTATGGTCAAGGAGATGTACGTCTCCGCGTATGAGGCGAGCCTCGACAGGACGGACCTGAAGCTGTCTTCGGTCGCCAATACGTCGGCGCGATACCGTGGAGGCAACAACAATTCCTCCTGGGACGCCGAGGACACGTCCGGACAGGGCGGAGAAAGCCACAGGAGCCTGCTGGGAAGGCCGGCGACCGCCATCAGTCTGACAGACTTCAGAACTTACGCTCGCAAGAGGGGGAGCACGGCGTGGAACTGCCACTTCTACCTCATGCAAAAGACCCTCTACTGGCTGTATGTGGTGGAGTATGCGACGCTGAACAGCCAGAAGGCGTTCAACGCGGCGCTGGACGCCAATGGTTTCCACCAGGGCGGGCTGGGGGACGGAGTGTCCACCTGGGACGGCACGAGCTGGAACAACTTCAACGGCTACTATCCTTTTGTACCCTGCGGTTGGACGGACAGCCTCGGCAATGGCAGCGGCGTCCGCAACTATACTGTGTACGATGCGGCGGGCACGGCGTTGAAGACATTCGCCGTGCCCCGTTATCGTGGTATTGAAAACCCATGGGGGCATATCTGGAAGCACACCGACGGGATATTGTGTCAGGTGTATTCCGGCACTGACGGAGTGTCGCAGGTCTATGCCACTGACGACCCTGCGGACTTCTCGTCCACATCGTACTCGGCATACCGGCTTATTGGCAACGAGCTGAGGGCGTCGCAGTATGTGAGCCAGCTCCACCTCGGAACGAACGGCGACATCACTGCGAAGGCCGACGGAGGCAACAGCACGTCGTATTACTGCGACTACCACTATTGCAATGTTAGCAACACTTCTTTGCGGGCTGTTCTTTTCGGCGGTCTTGCGAGTAATGGGACGGGTGACGGTTTCGTGTACTCGCGTTCGTATGACGCTCCCTCGGGTACAGATGCGCATTTCGGCTCGCGGCTCTGCTACTTCGATGCGTGGAAAGATGTGGTGTACGAGGAACACGAGTGGCTGAAAGGAGATGGAACGGCGTATATAAATACCAACGTTAAAAATCTTACTGATGTCCATTACATTGACATCCTAATTTCAGCAGAGGGAGTAGTTTCGGGAAACCATTTCTTTTTCGGACGTGAATCAGTTACTCCATATTATAATAGTCAAATAGTATTATATTATGTTCCCCAGCGTCAAAACATTTCAGTATGGGGAGATGCAGTTGGACGCGAAATGAATTTTGTGGATATAGTTGGTAATGTTACGTTAAATTTTGATACCGATATTGCATCTACGCCAACAGATTCTGTTGTTTTCTCTGTATCTAATTATAACAGTGCATTTCCCATATTCCTATTCTCCTGTAATAATAATGGGAACTCTACTGCGCCATTTATAGGGAAAATTGGGAAAATGGAAATGGGTAATATTCTCCACCTCGTCCCCTGCCGTCTCCTCCGCCCCATTCCCGCCACCCTCGACGCGAACGGCATCGCGAGGGATGCAGGCGAATGCGGCATGTGGGACAAGGTATCCAACAAATTCTACGGCAACGTGGCGACATCAGGCAGGTTCACTGTCCTGAACAACTAACAACACACATAACAAATGGCTAATGTAAAGCACGTGCACATCGAGGGCACTGCGGCCTTGATGGCGCAGACCTTCTCTGTCGTCCCCACGGACGACTATGTCGTCAGCGTCGACAACATGATTACGCGTCCGGGTACGCCGACGATAAAGTACCACGACTTCTGCGTCTGCAAGCCGATAGGCTCCTTGTACACCCACGGGCAGTTTTACGGCGAGATGACGGTGGACGACTACCAGTACGTCGGCTCCGTGTACGGCGTGCAGTGGGACACGGCGGACCCGTCCCCGGAGTGCACAAGGATAGGCAACCTGTCCCTCCACGTATCGCTGCCGGTACAAAGCGCGATGGTGGGCGGGCTGCTCACCGACGCGGGCGCGTTCACCCCCTTCTCCCACACGTCGGACTGGACTTCGGAGACGAGGGACGGGAGCGCGGGGCAGGTGATGGTAAGGATTCCGCTCCATTACAGGAAGTTCGAGTTCGACGGCACCGTAGTCAGGCTGCTCCTGTCGCTCTCGCCCGTCATAGGCTTCACCGTCGTCCCTGAGCAGTACGTCTCGGCATACGAGGCGTCCCTCGACCGCACCAACAGCAAGCTGTGCTCGGTGGTCAACGCCTCGGCGCAGTACAGGGGAGGCAACAACCAGTCTGCTTGGGATGCGGAAGACACGTCCGGACAGGGCGGGGAGAGCCACCGCAGCCAGCTCGGCAGGCCGGTCACGTACACAAGCCTCACCAACTTCCGCACCTATGCCCGCAACAGGAAGGCCGGGAGCACGGAATGGAACTGCAACACATACGAGGTGCAGCGGGCGCTATACTGGCTGTATGTCTGCGAATATGCGACATTGAACAGCCAGAAGGCATACGACGCAAGCACCACCTCGGAAGGATACAGGAAGGGGGGCCTCGGCGACGGTGTGTCCACTTGGAACGGCACGAGCTGGAATAACTTCAACGGCTACTTCCCCCTGGTGCCCTGCGGTTGGACGGACAGCCTCGGCAACGGTAGCGGCGTCCGCAACTACACTGTGTACGATGCAGCGGGCACTGCGTTGAAGACATTCGCCGTACCCCGTTACAGAGGAATAGAGAACCCTTGGGGGCATATCTGGAAGCACACCGACGGGATATTGTGTCAGGCGTATTCCGGCACTGACGGAGTGTCGCAGGTGTACGCAACCGACAACCCTGCGGACTTCTCGTCAACATCGTACTCTGCGTACAGGCTCATCGGGAACGAGATGCGCACAAACAACTATGTAATGCAACTGCACCTCGGCGAATACGGCGACATCACCGCCAAGTCAGGCAACGGGAACTCGACATCATATTACTGCGACTATCACTACACTGATGTTAGTTCGACAAGCTTGCGGGCCGTTTTGTTCGGGGGCTCTGCTCACAGCGGGACGGGTTGCGGTTTCGTCTATTCGTACTCGTATGACGCTCCCTCGTTAACGAATGCGTATGTCGGTTCGCGCCTCTGCTTTCTCCCGTCTTCGACATAGCGGCGTCCGAATGTACGGGTAGCGCAATCGGACAAGCGCAAAACGGAGAATGGAGCCTGCCCCCTAAAGGGGCGGCGACCGAAAGCGTGTTCGCAGCGTGAAGCGTGCCGGGGAGGACGCAAAAAAAAGCAATAAAGGTTGGCCGGACTTGCGGGCCGTTTTGTTCGGGGGCAATGCTAACAACGGGACGAATTGCGGTTTCGTCTATTCGAACTCGAATAACGCTCCCTCGTTAACGAATGCGAATGTCGGTTCGCGCCTATGCAAGTCATAAAAATAAAACAAGGTCCGGCGGCCTCGCCTCTTGGCGGAAAACATCAATAAAAAATGCGTGTTGGTAGGGGGCAACCCCGAAGGCTCGCAGGAAGACAAAGCAGAGTGAAAAGGATAGGGAATCTGTTCGACCGGGTCATAAGCCTGGAGAACCTTGACGTCGCGGAGCGGAATGCTCGCAAGGGCAAGCGCAAGCGGCGCTGCATAGCGGAGTTCGACAAGGACAGGGACGGCAACCTCCGGCGGCTCCAGCAGATGCTTGCCGACGGCACGTTCAGGACATCCCCGTACACCGTATTCACGGTGAAGGAGCCGAAGGAGAGGGAGATATACCGCCTCCCATACTTCCCTGACAGGATTGTCCATCATGCGATAATGAACGTGTGCGAGCCGATATGGACGCGGACGTTCACCCACAACACCTACTCCTGCATCACGGGGCGCGGCATAAGCGGCGCGTCGCGGGAGGTGGAGAGGATAATACGGAGTTTCGACGGGAGGCCGTTGTACTGCCTCAAGACAGACGTGAGGAAGTATTATCCGAGCATTGACAACGGGATAATGAAGTCCATCGTGCGGAGGAAGATTAAGGACGCATGGCTGCTGGCCCTGCTTGACGAGATAATAGACAGTGCGAGGGGGCTCCCCATCGGGAACTACCTCAGTCAGTACCT